AACTATAGTACACTTTAGTTCAAGTTTAGAAACCTTATGTAATGCGGGGTGTAAAGTTACTTGGTGGAATAATACAAGGGGTCAAGTTAATGATTATGGTTTTGATGATAGTACTATCACTTATGACGTTTTAGATTGTACTCCAACAATTAATGATTATTATAAAGGAAACAAATACTATTTACCTAAACTTCAAAAGTAAGTTTGGCTTTTTAAATTAAAGTTATTATCATTATGTTATGCAAAAATTATTGTATATTACCCCCCATTTATCAACAGGAGGGGCGCCTCAATATCTTTTAAAAAAAATAGAATTACTTAAAGATGAGTATGATATTTCATTAGTGGAATATACTGATGTAGGAGGGACTCAATTTGTAGTACAAAAAAATAAAATTTTTAATATTATTCCTTCCGAAAAACGAGTTACTTTAGGAGAGGATAAAACCCAACTTTTAGATTTTCTTGATAAAGTACAACCTGATATTATCCATTTAGAAGAAATTCCTGAATTATTTATGGATAAAGGAATAGCTGAAATTTTATATAGTAAAAGTAGAGCATATACTATTTTTGAAACATCCCATGATAGTTCTCAAAATCCTAAAAATAAAAGATTTTTTCCTGACAAATTTATGTTTGTTTCTAATTGGCAAATAGATCAATATAAAGAGATTGATACCCCCTCTGTTTTAGTAGAGTATCCTATTGAATATAAAGAAAATAAAGATAAAGAAAAAGCATGTAAACTTTTAGGATTAGATCCTAACAAAAAACACATAGTCCACGTAGGTCTATTTACTCCCCGGAAAAACCAAGCTGAATTTTTTGAGTATGCTAAAGCTCTTCCTGAATATGAATTTCATTGTATAGGAAATCAAGCAATTAATTTCCAACACTACTGGGAACCCTTGATGAAAAACAAACCAGATAATTTAACTTGGTGGGGGGAACGTAATGATATAGATAATTTTTATGAAGCAGCTGATTTATTTTTGTTTACTTCTAAGGGTAATTCACATGATAAAGAAACAATGCCTCTTGTAATTAGGGAAGCATTATCATGGAAATTACCTATACTAATCTATAATTTAGGAGTATACCAAAATTATTTTAACAAATACCCAGTAGAATACCTTACTCAGTTTGATGAAAATCTAAATAAAATTAAACATTTAGTAGATGATACTTTTATTGATATTTCTAAAGAAGCATTTGTAATATCTACTTATCCTAACACACAGGCTGTTGTAAATACAACTAAAGAATGTATTGAAGCAGTTAAAAATACTGGACGAAAAGTTATATTAACCTCCCATATCCCCCTTCCTGAAGAATTAGCTACAATAGCAGATTATTGTGTAACGGATAATAACAATATTTTAACTAAACATACCTTTTATACCAATTCTTGGTACCAAACCTCAGAACATAAAATAGATATTTACTTAAAAGGAGAAGATAATGATGTGTATCATGGTCCTGCTTGTTATTCTAATTATTATAATGGAGTAGCTTTAGCTAAAAATTTGGGATTTGAAAAAACATATCTCCTTAACTATGATTATATACTTAAAGATAATTCGTATATAAACTATATAAGTAAAATTTTAAATACTAAAAAAGCGTTTTTAGGAAAAGACCAAGATTTAGAAGGGAATCAAATAGTTACTTGGTTTTTAGCCCTTCAACCTAATACTTTATTGTCTTTACCTAAAGTTGAAACAGCAAAAGAGTATGATAACCTAATGAATATGTGGGGGGCTGAATCTAATGGTTATGAAAATTTGATGTATCATGCTTATAAAAATATTCCTAATTTACATTGGGAAAATAATAATGAATTTGAAACCCAAACTAAGAATACCTTTAATCACAAAGATTACTCTAGAGTAGAATATTTTACTATATTACCCACTAATAAAGAAAATATTTTTGTCCCATATTTTCAAATTTCTAATAGTAATGATAGTAGATTAGTAAAATATGAAGTTTACAAAAATAGTGAATTAATTAAAACTGATGAACATAAAGTAATTGGTAAATCATACACACATGATTTTATTTCATATAATGATGAAGATGAATTTGAAATTGTGTATAAAGTTTATGACCTTGATACTAACAAACACCTCTTTACGAAAAATTTCTTTGTAGACCAAAAATACAGACAAAACCAAATCCACAAAAATGGCAAATTTACCTTTAAAAATATGCCAGGTTAATCCTGGGTGTGGGATAGAAATACCCCCTAAAGGATGGGGTGCTATTGAAAAAATAGTATGGGAATTTACTACTAACTTACGTAAGCAAGGACATCAAGTAGATATAAAGTGGACTGATGAAATAAAAAAGGATGACTATGATATTGTACATGTTCATGTTGCTAATTTGGCTTTAATCTTGGCTAAAAAAGGCATTCCTTATATATTTCAATGTCACGATCATCATGCTTATCATTATGGTAAAGATAGTTTTGTTTTTAAACAAAATTTAGAAGCCATAGAAAACTCAGAGTTATCCATCCTCCCAGCTAAGTACTTAGTAGAATATTTTGGTTCTAATAAAGCTGTTTATTTTTCCCATGGGGTTGATACTGATTTTTTTACTCCCAATGTAGAAAAAGAACCACATAAATTACTTATGGTAGCTAATAATGGTTTAGGAGGGAAAGACGGATATGACCGAAAAGGATTTACTGAAGGAATTCAAGCAGCAAAAGTAGTTGGGTTACCTATTACAATTGTTGGTCCTGAAAATAATAAAAATTTTATAAAAAACAACCCATGGGTTAAATCACACGATGTGAATTGGGTATTTAATCCTAACCAAGAAGAATTACTTAAATTATACCAAGAGCATACTATATTCCTCCACCCCTCGGAATTAGAGGCAGGTCATCCTAATTTAACTATTTTAGAGGCTATGGCTTGTGGTTTACCTGTAGTAGGTTGTATGGAAGATAATTTAGAAGGTATGATTAAGGTAGATAAAAAAGTTCGTAGTGTGTATGAAGGTATAAAACAAGTAATTAACAATTATGAAAGTTATCTTAATAATGCTCTTAGTACTTCTGATAATTCATCTTGGTATAATAGAAGTAAAGAATTAGTAAAACTAGTAAAACCTAATAACATGAAAGAAGTTTTAATTAAAGAATATAATAATACTAAAAAACGTCTTACTCCTTTAAAATCTGTTAACCCCCTTAATTTATATCCCTTAATTGATTTTCAATTTAATTTTAATAATGGAGTTAAATGTGAGCTAAAAGGAAACTCCTCAGAAAAGTATAAAGTAGAATTTATAGACTCTTCTACAGGAGATATTCCTTGGTCTGATACTATAGGTACTAATATGTGGACAACATGTAGTAAAAAATATTTTATTCCTTGGAAAGTAGTAATTAGAGACTCTTCTAATAATATAATTCATACTGAAAAATTTGATTGTACTGGCAAAAAAGTTTACATTAAGTTTGATAGTAAATCAATAGGAGATACACTAGCTTGGTTTCCTTATGTGGAAGAATTTAGAAAAAAACACAATTGTGAATTAATATGCTCTACATTCCATAATGATTGGTTTAACACTAGCTACCCAGAAATAAAATTTGTAACCCCTGGAACTTATATAGATAATACTTATGCTTCATATGAAATAGGCTGGTATTATTTCCAAGATAGAGAAAAAGATATGAATAAGCACCCTGTTGATTTCTTATCCCAACCTTTACAAAAAACAGCATCTGATATTTTAGGCTTAGATTTTGAAGAAATTAAACCTAAAATTAAATCCCTCCCTTTATCCCCAATAAAAGAAAAATACGCAACTATCTCTATCCAGTCTACGTGCCAAGCTAAGTATTGGAACCACCCTACAGGATGGAAACAAGTAGTAAAACACCTACAGAAAAAAGGCTATAAAGTAGCAGTTGTTGATCAACATAGAACTTTTGGAGCTCCTGGGTTTATGAATACTTCCCCCCAAGCAGATTATCATTTCCATAATAAATCTTTAGAAGAAGTAATGTCAGTCATTAATGGGGCAGATTTACATATAGGAATAGGATCTGGATTATCTTGGATGGCATGGGCTTTAAATATTCCTACTATGCTAATTTCTTCATTCTCAAAACCTTATTGTGAATTTACAGATTGTACTAGGATTTATGTAAATACTTCTACATCTGGTTATTTTAATACCCATAAATTAAGTGCTTCTGATTGGAACTGGTATCCCTTTAAGAAAATAAAATCTATAGAGGATTGGTATGAGATTGAAAGTATTACCCCGGATTTGGTGATCGAAAATCTTGATCGTATATTATAAGAGTGTTTTGGCTTATAGAAAATAAACAACAACTACAAACATTTAGGGAAAAGAAGTTCAAGAAAGTATTCATTGAACCTCTTTTTTCTAATGATAACATACATCCTTACTTAAAAGGAATAGTAGGATTCTATATTAGAGAAATTAACCATAGAAAAGGTTTTATTATTAATGTAAACCATAGTGAGGCTACAAGTTGCGATTTAGGGGAAGTATACAATTTAATAGGGAAATTTGAAGAAATATTTGTAAGGGATAAAAAAGAATTCTTGCATATAGTACCTTTAAAGCAGCTTAGCGACATACACTTCATCTCTCCTACGGATATACCAGACTCGTTTGCATGTCATGATTTTTTCTATCGCAAATATCCTCACATAGGCAATATAGGTAGCATCATACCCATAGTAAAGCATTATGAACGTTGTGAAACGATATACAACGCAGTTAAACATGTGTTTACTATGGAGAAACCACAACACTTTGAGTTCTACAATAACAAGGCTACGAATGTGTTTTATTGGATTGAACAAGAAGGATTAAAAGTAGATCCTAAATTATTTGGGGAACATTTTGGTGTAGAACGAGATTGGACTTACTCCCAGTTTAATCTAAAAACGACAACTACNAGACCTTCAAATTCATTTGGAGGAATTAATTATGCTGCTTTAGGTAAAAAATCGGGTTGCAGAGAAGCGTTTATTCCCGAGAATGACTTTTTACTAGAAATTGATATTAGTGCATATCACCCAACATTGGCTGCACAATTAGTAGATTATGATTTTGGTGAAGGGGACATACACCAAGCATTTGCTGACATGTATGGGGTGGATTATAAGAAAGCTAAGGAGCTAACGTTTAAACAACTATATGGAGGAGTATTTGATGATTATAAAGAGCTAGAATTCTTTAAGAGGGTAGAAAAATATATAGAGGATATAAGTAGGAAAGAAGAGGTTGTCTGTAAGTCTGGATATGTTTTTAAAACAGACATGAAACCTCAAAAGTTGTTTAATTACATACTTCAAAATACGGAAACGTATTATAATGTGCTTATATTAGAGGAGATAATTTATTTGCTTAAGCATTGTAAGACTAAAATTATACACTATACTTATGATTCATTCCTGTTAGATGTAGATAAGTCCGAAAAATATGTGGTGTTGTCTATCCTCGCTATATTTAAAAAATATGGATTTTCTACTAAAGTAGAGGCAGGTCCAAATTATAACGATTTGCAAAGGGTGTAATATTTATATTCAAACCCTATTCAAATGAATAATAAGCTATTTTGCACCTTTACTTCTTTAGATGATTTAGAGAAGACCTTAGTGGAGGTAAAATCTAGCTACGACATACTTTATAAAAAAATATTTGTATTATACATAAAGAGCAATGACGAATATGTTTGTACTTACAACGTAGAGCCAAGTAGCATAGAGGAGATCTTACCTAATACCATTTTAGTTCATAGAAAAAAAGAATCAAATACATTATATACAATTAATGCCCTTAATGAGTTAATAAAACTATTAAATGGGGGAGTTGTTGATGTACGTTATAGAGTAAACTGGCAGCACTATCGCAATACGATTCTGCTAACCCAACACAATGAATTAAACCAATTAAAAACCAAGATCCACCAGATTCTTGAACTTTAATTTGGTATCCTGAGTCAGGATTCATATATTTATCAAAAGTTATATTTTTAAAAACAGTTACATTATGGATTTAAATGCAATTCGCAGCAAGCTGAATTCCCTACAGCAACAAAACAAGGGAAATGGAGGTTCCGATCGGAGCCTATTTTGGAAACCCAGCATTGGTAAACAAGTAGTACGTATTGTACCCAACAAGTTTAACAAAGCAAATCCCTTTACGGAAGTATACTTCCACTATGGGATTGGTGAACGTGTTATGATCTCACCTATCAATTATGGTGAAAAGGACCCCATTGTGGAGTTCGCGAAACAACTTCGCACAACCAGTGACAAAGAGAACTGGCGTTTGGCTAAAAAGCTTGACCCCAAAATGCGTATCTTTGTTCCTGTAATTGTTCGTGGTGAAGAAGATCAAGGTGTTAAGCTTTGGCAGTTTGGTAAAAATACTTACCTCGAATTTTTGTCACTTGCTGATGATGATGATATTGGTGATTATACTGACATCCATCAGGGACGTGATATTACAGTTGACACTGTAGGTCCTGACGTAACAGGAACCGCTTACAATAAGTCTTCGGTTCGTGTAAAGACAAAGCAAACACCACTTGGTGATGCTGACCAAATCCAAAAATGGCTTGATGATCAAGCAAACCCACTTGATGTGTTTAAGCGTTTCTCATTTGAGGATATGAAAAACAATCTCCAAACATTCCTTGCACCTGAAGAACAGGCACAAGAAGGAGATATTATTGATGAAGGGAAGACTGACGATCTCCCTTTTGATAAAGGGGGAGCACAAAACAATTATGCTCTAAAGTCGACTCCCCCTAAGCAGAGCAAAGTAGATCAATTTGATGAATTGTTTAGCTAATGCCTAGAGGAAAGAAAGCATCACTAACGGAGGCAGTCTCTAAAGAACTTAAGGCCAATTTTGACCTTGGAAAGTTTAAGGAGAAAAAAATGCTTAATGCTAACGCTAAGTTTAAGCCCCAACAATGGATCCCACTTTCTCAAGCATTTCAAGATGTAACTTCAATCCCAGGCATACCTGCAGGACATATTGTTTTGCTAAGAGGCCATTCTGATACCGGTAAGACAACCGCCTTAATTGAGGCGGCTGTCTCCGGACAGAAAAGGGGAGTTCTCCCTGTGTTTATTATCACAGAGATGAAATGGAGTTGGGAACATGCTAAAATGATGGGTCTTGAAATTAATGAAGTAATTGATGAAGAGACTGGTGAGGTGACTGATTATAATGGTAACTTTATTTATGTAGATAGAGAAGCTATTCATTCAATTGAGGATGTAGCAGCGTTTATTTTAGATTTGATTGACGAACAGAAAAAAGGTAATTTACCTTATGATTTATTGTTCCTATGGGACTCAATTGGGTCAGTACCCTGTGAAATGTCCATTAAGTCTAATAAAAACAATAATGAGTGGAATGCTGGTGCTATGTCAACTCAATTTGGTAATAATGTAAACCAACGTATAACACTTTCCCGTAAGGAAAGTAGCCCATTTACTAATACACTTGTTTGTATTAATAAGGTTTGGACTGCAAAAGCAGAATCACCTATGGGTAAACCTAAACTTATGAATAAGGGAGGGTATGCTATGTGGTTTGATGCAACATTTGTAGTGACATTTGGTAATATTATGAATGCTGGTACATCTAAAATTAAAGCAATTAAAGATGGCAAGCAGGTAGAATTTGCCAAACGTACTAATCTGCAAATTGACAAAAATCACATTAATGGGGTTACTACTAGAGGTAAAATTGTTATGACGCCCCATGGTTTTATTAATGATGATGATAAAGAAATTAAAGCCTATAAAAACGACCATGCTGAAGCATGGAGGGAAGTTTTAGGAGGTGTAGATTTTGATATTATTGAAGAAGACCACGAAATACAAGATATTTCCCACTTCTCAAAAGAACCTGACTAATGATTAAAAAAGATTACTTGAAGATGCTCAATGATATTGAGCAAGGGGAAGAGTCTGTGAAACCCGGACAACACGATAGAGTTATTTTTATAGATGGGCTTAATTTGTTTTTAAGAAATTTTGCAGTCTTAAACTTTATAAATGGAAGTGGAACACACGTAGGAGGGTTATCAGGATTTCTTAGATCTTTAGGTGCTCTTATAAATCAAATCCAACCCACGTCAGTATATCTAGTATTCGATGGAGTAGGTGCCTCTACTAATAGGAGGTACCTACTCCCTGAGTATAAGACAGGCAGAAATTTAAGCCGAATTACTAATTGGGATGCTTTTGATAACATTGATGAAGAAAATGACTCAAAAGTAGACCAAATTATCAGATTAATCCAATATCTAAAATGCTTACCAGTTAAAGTAGTTTCTATTGATAAGGTAGAAGCAGATGATATTATAGCTTATATGTCTAAGGATATGGCTAAACGTTTTAATACTAAGTCATATATTGTTTCTAGTGACAGGGATTTCCTCCAATTAGTGGATGATAATATAACAGTTTATCGTCCCATAGAAAGAGAATTTTATGATGTTGCTACTGTAAAACAAAAATTTGGAATTGTTCCTGAAAATTTTATCCATTATAAGGTATTATTAGGAGATGCTTCAGATAAAGTACCTGGCATTAAAGGCTTAGGTAAAAAAGGTGTATTAAAACGTTTTCCCGAATTAGCTGATGGACCTATGTCTTTTGATAGGTTATTTGATTTGAGTGAAAAACATCTTAAAGAAAGTGTAATCTATGCTAGAGTAATCCAAGATTGGGATAAATTACTTAACACTAAAAAGATTATGGATTTAGAAATCCCAATGATATCTGATGAAGAAAAAGACTATCTTTCTCAACTACCATTGGAACCCCTTAATAACTTACGTATTTTAGAATTTATGAGTTTATATAGTGAGGATGGACTCAATCATATTATAAAAAATACTGAGTTTTGGTTAAAGGACACATTTACAAGATTAATTTATGACACTGAATAGTTTATCTACTTACGGTACAGCCTTTCAGGTAAAGGTTTTATCTTCCCTTCTTACACATAAAGAATTCCTACAAGGGATTCATGATGTCCTTAGTGAGGAATATTTTGATAATGCCGCCCATAAGTGGATTATTAAAAATATATTAGATTATTATGAAAAATACCATACAACACCCACAATGGAGGTGTTGAAGGTAGAAATGCGAAAAGTCGAAAATGAAGTATTACAACTTTCTATTAAAGAACAACTTCGAGAAGCTTATCAATCATCAACAGCGGACTTGGAATATGTTGAAAGTGAATTTTCATCTTTTTGTAAAAACCAGCAGCTTAAAAAAGCCCTTCTTAATTCAGTTGACCTACTTAATTCTGGTGATTTTGAGTCTATTAGGGGCCTTATTGACAATGCGTTGAAAGCCGGAAATGACAAAAATATAGGACATGAATATATTAAAGACACTGAAGCTCGCTATAGAGAAGATGCAAGAAAAGTTGTTCCTACTCCTTGGGGTAAATTTAATGAATTTATGCAGGGAGGTCTGGGCAACGGAGATTTTGGTCTTATATTTGGTAATCCTGGAGGAGGTAAGTCGTGGACTTTGGTTGCTCTTGGGGGATATGCCGTCAAAATGGGGTATAACGTATTGCACTATACTTTAGAACTTGGTGAAGATTATGTAGGACGACGCTATGATGCATTCTTTACAGGTAAACCAGTAGATACCTTATTTAAAAACAGAAAGAAAATTGATGAAGTAGTAGAACAACTTCCAGGGCAACTAATCATTAAAGAATTTTCACCTGGAATGGCTACAGTCAACACTTTACGTTCACATATTCAAAAGTGTGAAGATTTAGAATTTGCACCTGATTTGATTATTATAGATTATGTAGATCTTCTTTCATCAAAGAAACGAGTAAGTGATAGGAAGGGAGAAATTGATGATATTTATTTAAGCACTAAGGGTCTTGCTAAAGAATTACAATTACCAGTCTGGTCGGTTTCCCAAGTAAATAGAGCGGGAGCTAAGGATGATGTGATTGAAGGTGATAAAGCAGCTGGAAGTTATGATAAAATGATGGTTACAGACATTGCAATATCTCTTTCACGAAAAAAGGAAGATAAAGTAAATGGCACAGGAAGGTTTCACATTATGAAAAATAGATATGGAATGGATGGGATGACATACTCAGTAGTTGCGGATACTTCAACAGGACATTTTGAAGTTACAGACCATCATTTTGATGATAGTGAAAGCCCCCAACCAGTTCAAAGGTTAGAGGGAACTAGCATGAATACTCTTGATCGAGATCAATTAGCGCAACAATTTTTCCAACTTAATTCTTAATAACCAAACCAAATGACAAGTAAATTACTTACTGAAAGGATTGTATATAAACCTTTTGAATACCCCGAAGCCGCTGACTATTGGCTAAAACAACAACAAGCTCATTGGATTCATACTGAAGTTCCAATGATGAGTGACATTAATGATTGGAAACAAAATTTAAACGAAACTGAAAAAAATATAATTGGGTCTATCCTTAAAGGATTTGCCCAAACTGAAACAGTAGTAAATGACTACTGGACGGGCCTGGTAACTAAATGGTTTAGGAAGCCAGAAATCATAGCAATGGCGACCACTTTTGGGGCTATGGAAACAATACACGCTGAAGCATATTCACTATTAAATGAAGAACTTGGACTTGATGACTTCTCGGAATTCCTTGAAGACGAAACTACGATGGCTAAAATTGAAAACCTTATGTCTGTTAGGGATAGTTTTGGTGACGAAAAAGATTGGCATGAGATTGCTAAATCACTCGCTATCTTTTCCGCATTTACCGAGGGAGTTAACTTATTTAGTTCCTTCGCCATACTCCTATCTTTTAAAATGCGAAACAAGCTTAAGGGAGTGGGTCAAATTGTTGAATGGAGCATTAGAGACGAATCAATGCACTCCGAAGCGGGATG